CACCAAAAAGTCGGTGCGAAACAAAGCAACATAATTAATGCGATCCAACCTGAAAGACACGACGCGCAATTCAGCGGTTTGATGTCGGGAAGATTAAATGTCGTCACAATCATTCCGATTGCACTTGCTGTAATAAGAAGTAGAAATATCATTTTTTAATTGTTTAATTGTTTCGGTAATATACCGCTTGTTTAATTTTGTTTTCTTTTCGATTTCACGATATGTGTCACCTTCAAGAACCATTCGACCGAGTTCACGTTTGAACCAATCTTCGGTTGTATTTGGTTTTTCATTCATATACGACCGCATGAATTCAAGATACTTCGAACCGTTATCGATTGTAATTTCATCAACCGGGTCAGGAATGTTTCCGTCATCTTCGAATCTAAGTTCATTCGTTCGATGTAAGCGATTGAATTCCGAGTTGTTCCAGTTCCATTGTTGATAAGCGGTTCGGGCAAAGAATGCCGGTTCATTATCGATGTCGTCTTTCTTTAGCATAATGAAGTAAACGTGAACAACAAGGTCGGGCGAAAGTTCCGATTCGTTTGTGATGCGGTCAGCTATTTTATAAGGTTCTTCAGTCTTAAAGAAATTCATAATCTTGTATAAACCAAAACAGTTTCAACACCGCATTCTTCATTCGAACAACTTAAGTTCGTGATTATTCCATCACCTTCATAACCATAGTCTTCATAACTATCATCACCCCCCCATGTTAATTCATTATTGCATTCGTAACACTTCATTTTATCTTAACATTGACAGCACCTTTTTTGAAGCTGTGAAAATTATTCAATAAATATAATAAGAATTCTTTAATCATCTTGCAACGTGTTGACAACTTCGGATTCTTTTCACCTTCGACAATGTCGATATCTAATTGAACAAATCCGTGAAGGTCTTGGATGTATAGTCCACCGTCACGGATTGCACAATTTTTCTTTGATAATAGTTTCGTCGATATTTGTTCGAACGTTAAAATGTCGCGGTGATTTTCCAACCTTGAATTGATGCGTAAAATTTGTCCATGTATTCAGAACCGCGAAGGTTGATATCGACTTCACATTCTTGACCGGCTTCAAATTCGTTCAGAAGGTCTGTCGCGTCCTTTAAGAATTCAATTGGAAGGTGTTGTTCATATTTGCCATCTGTGACCGTTAGAACTAAAATTTGTTTTTTGAATCCGCTGTCGAAAGTTATGACATCTTGTTTCAATTTAATTGTTCCTTTTAACTTCATTTGTTTTTGATTTGATTAATTACTTCTTTGATATATTCAATTGCACCGATACACTTTGATTCGATTTGTTCTTCAATTGATTCGTCACGTTCATAAACTACTTTTGTGATACGGTGTTCGGGTGCGATGTGATCGACTAAATGAATCGAATGATTGTCCCAGTCTTTGAGTTGTTCGATAGGTGTCGAAACCATACCATAAAACAATTCGAACTTCGGTCGATTATAAAGCATCATGTATCCGCGTCCTTGCCATTCATATAAAGATGCATTCGATTTTGATTTGGCTTCTTCAGGTGTTGCCGGAAACGTTTCAAGCGACCACGATGTTTTCGCATCAAGAACAAGACCGTCGGTGTCGATATCACATTCACCGGTCAAGAAGTCATTCGACTTTCGTTCGGTGTTCTTTTTATAGTCTGTGAAATTTACGGCATTATACAAGTCGATACATTCTTGTTCACACGCGTTTCCTTTGTCGATATATTTCGAATCGATTTCGGACGTGTATTCAAAGAACCGTTCTTTTGCGATTTGTCGAAGGTATGTCTTCGCGCCTTTCGATAGAACTTCGCCTTGATCCATTTCTTTTTTTGTCGGATTGGTCATTATCTTGCCAAGTTGTGAACATCTTATTTTCATGATTGTAGTTTTTTAAGTTGTTCGTCACTCAATTTATACGAATTCTGAATTGATTCGATTGTCGTCTTACCTTCTTTGACTGCCTTCAATCCTTGTTCGAATCGTGCGTCTGACATCGGTGACTTTTCCTTCGGTTGTATTTGTTCGATGCGTAGTGCTTCAACCGTTTGACCGAACGCGCTGACCATTGTGACGAATATAGTCACTTTCTTATCTGACCATTCTTCGATGTAGTTCGTCCCGTATGCTTTGGCTATTGCTTTACAATTAGTGACGTTCAGAATCATAGGCTTCGAACCGACGAAATGACATATCGTGCAGTCTTCGTCTTTGCCGTCTTGACCTTTGACCTTGTCTTGAAGAACTTTGTCGATTGTTAGAACTCTTTTTTCGCCTTGAGCGAAATCGTACGCACCTAAGTACGTCGGATTGGTTAACTTTTTCCAATGTGTTTTCATGCTTATTAATTTATTAGTTTATACGAAGATAATAAAATTTATTAAATAAATGCTAACAAATACTAAAAAACATTAAAACGATTTTTTAGCCTTGCGTTACCTGCAACATTAGCTTGGCTCAGTGCTATTAAATAAGTTAGGTGCGTTTAATTCTTTTTTATTTTCGTCCACCCTCTTTTGGGCGATAGCCCAATATGATTTATCAAGCTCAAAACCAATATAATTCCTACCTGTATTTTGGCAGGCTATTGCGGTTGAGCCACTGCCCATAAAACAATCTAATACAATACTATCTTTTTCAGTAAGTCCGTTTATTAATTTCTCAAGTAACTTTGTAGGCTTTTCAGCTCCGTGAAACTCTTTTGATAATGGTTCTTTTATTACAGTAGGTATATGCGTCAGCTTTTCTTTATTTAGTTTTATACTATCTCTATTGGCATAAAAAATAAGCTCGTGTTGTTTTCTAAAGGGATTTCCCATTCCTATTCTGCCCTTATCCCATATTACAAGGCTTTTTTGCTTCCATTCGTAAAACAAGCCCATTAAAACAGCACTATAAATGTCATCACAAAAAACAAGTATGGGAGCATTTGGTTTAAGTATTCTTTCCCACTCTGTTTTAATAGCAGAAAAATAAAATTCTTGTATCGCTAAATCAGACAGTCTATTTACAACTTGTCTACCGAAAGCGTGAACTGTAGGGCTTGTGTAAGGTGGGTCTGTAAGTATCATATCAATACTTTGAGAAGGTATTTTCTTCATCCCTTCAATGCAATCCTCATTATTTATAAAGTTCTTCATATTTATCCTTTGTTATGTAGTTAGTAATTTGGTTGTATTTATCTGCTGGTCTTAGCTTCTTAATTGCTAAATCCATTGTTTCGTTTTTACAAGGAGTATCGCCTACCTCACAAGAACAAACTATCATTCTTGTTCTGTCTGTAAACTTCTCTTTTGTTTTGTCAATTCCGTATACTATCATTTTGCTTAGCAATTTTTGCCAACACACAAAATAAAAAAGGTGTCGTGCTATTAATAATTTTTTGTTTGTTTAAGTCGCTAATACAGTCAGCTAACACGCTTTATATGTCATGGCTGAAAAAGCCACGCCACATACAGCCATTCGTTAGCATTAATATACTATCTTATTCATTATCCTTTATTATTTTTTTGATTCGTTTGTTTAATTCTTTGCAGTTGTTCGCCAGTTCAAAGAACTCTAATTCAACCGATTCAATTCGTATCGTATCAATGTATTCATAAATCATGACCATGAACCCGCGATTAAATTCGTCTACCTTTGCTGTGGCTTCAAGCATATGATAAAAATGCGAATCGACTTCGCCACCGATTAAAGCGTTGAAGATTTCATCAAGGTCAACATATTCGAAATAGATTTCTTCAGGATCGAATTGTTCTTCGAATACTATTTTCAATGCATTCGCTTGAATTGTTGGTAGCTGAATCATTCTTCACATCGTTTTATCATCGCATCGAATCCGAGTTCGTTCAATTCTTTCAATCTATATTCTTGAAGTTTCGAAACGATTCCGTTCTTTGCTTTGACTTCAATGAATTTCGGTTCGCGTCCTTGTTTCAAACAAAGCAAGTCGGGTATTCCGTTCTTATTCGTCTTGATTAAGTTCAGAACGAACCAACCGTTCGATTCCATTTCTTTGATTATCTTAGTTTGATATTTTGATTCGGTCATATTTCGCAATTTACATATTTTTTTTGAATACTGACAATGTGAAGTCTTTCTTTTTCTTGACGGTTTGATATATCTTCGATTCGATTCCACGTTCAGCGAACAACCAAAACACTTCGTTTGATTTTCGATTCATCGTTGTCAGTCGGTCGCGACTTTGCCAGTAACTGACCGCGCTGAAATCTATATTCAAATAGACAAGATACTTTGCCGATGACAAATTGATTCCTTCACGACCCGAAACAATTTGAAGCGCGATGTTCTTATCGGTTGAATTGAATTCTTCAACATCTGAACAAAGATTGTCCCCGAATATTTCTGACAACATATCGAATTCGGCTTTGAATTTATAAAAGATTGCAACCTTGACACCATTGAAACGGTCACGAATGAATTCAGCTTTTGAATAGTCGATGACTTTTCGATTGCCCGATTCAAACTTCACCGTTCCCGAATAGAGTTGATGTAATTTCTGCATAAGTTTCACACCCGTATCGGCAAGAACAACTTCTTCCGAACCCTCAAGAACTAAATCCTTTTTAAGTCGTTCACACATCGCGTAGGTTGACGGCTTCATTTCTACATTCAAAACGTTTTCAATCACTTCAGTTTCGAACCCAGCTTCTTCTTGTGTGAATCGAATGAAATACTTGTCGACAATTGGATGAATCAAATCTTGTCGCGCTTCAGAATAATCGTTGACCGTTCCGTGTCCAAGATGTTTGATTTTTTTATTCACGAATCGATTCGCCCATTTATAGAACGAAACTTCATCGAACGGTGAATACAAAGACACCCAAAACTGGTGATAGATTTGACTGAACGATTCCGGGTGCGGTGTTCCTGACAAAAATATCATTGGAAGCATTGAATATTTAAACTTAAAAATCTTGGTTGCTTTGCCCGGTTTCGGAAACGCACCGAAGCGATGATGTTCGTCGTGAATAACAAGGTCGAATTCATCTGTTAATTTGTGAATTGATTCGTCGTTGATGACGGTCAAATCAAAACTGAACCCGAATTGTTCGAAGTCACTTTCGATTGATCCGATTGCTTTTTTCTTTGTTAGGAATAGAACCTTCTTCGCACCGAAAAGTTCAGCGGTGTTCAAAGCTGTCAAAGTTTTTCCGGTTCGAACTTGCATCGCGAAATAAACGATTCCGAATTTGCTCAAGATGTCACAACCTTGATTCGATAAGTCGATTTGATATTGTCGAAGTTTCATAGTTAAAACATTCTAATTTGTGAAACGTGTTGTTCAATTCGTTTGCTACTTGCATCAAAATATTCTTTATCAAGTTCGCACGCGGTCAATTCAAACTTTAAATTATGACAAGCCAACGCAATTGAGCCACTTCCTAAATGAGTATCTAATATCTTATCGCCTTCTTTTGCGTATCGCATTAAAATCCATTCGTAAAGTTGTAATGGTTTTTCGGTTGGGTGTATTCTATTAACTTTGTATTTCTTTTTAAAACCTGCCCACAAATGGTCGTACATATTACATTTTATATCAAAACTTGACCAAGCTAATTCAGCCATTGATAAATGCTCTTTTATATCCGCTTTTTTGTTCCATACAATCCAACCTTTACTTGGTGGTAAATGTTCAGTAAAGTAATTACCGCCCCAAATAATTTGGTTTTTACTTACTCTTTTAAGTTCATCAAAGTATTCTTTTGTTGGCGGTTTACTATCATCAAAAGTTTTGTATTGTTGGCTTTTTGGGTTTTTCCATTTTTCGGTTGGTCTGTCCCCCGTTACGTTTCTTTGCCCTTTTTCGTTTATCCCATAAGGCGGGTCAACGATAGCAAGTTCAAAATAGTTGTCAGGATATCTTGACATCAATTTCATATTGTCCTCATTCGTTATTGTAATCTTGTCAGTTACTTTCATAATTTTAAAATGGACATTTATCTTCTTCGACTTTTTTCGGTTCTTCGGTTTCGATTGTAAAGTATCGACCCACCGTGTCGCGTGATTTGGTTAGATTATATTTGTTCAGTTCGCAATACTTATTGACCCAGTTCAAGAACGTTCGATTGTTCAAGAAGTCGTTTGACTTGTATTCGTTTTGAAATGATTTCACCGTGTCGGTTGTGTACATTCTTGAATCTTTTTGAATGTTCCCTTCTTCAATCCAATCGAAAAAGTCTTTTGAAGTTTGTTGAATGAATCGTTTCACTTCAGCATTAATCGAAATCGTTTTGGTCAATCCTTCATTCAAGAAATTTTGTGTAATCGATATCATATAATTGTCGAACGCTATCCAATCCGATTCGTTCCAACCGTCAAAAAGCAATCGACCGTATTCTTGAAGCGGTGAACGTTTCGAACTGAAGTATTGAAAGAATTCAACTTCGTGTCTTCGTCTGTCGTGTGAACCGCCTGAACCGTTGATGACATAGTTCGTTGTAATTATAATCTTCGGCGACCTATCGAACGGAATAAATATTTCGTCTTTGTTTTTCTTGTTCACAGTAACCCCACCCGAAACAAGTGAAAAGAGTTGTTCAAAATTGAAGTTCTTTTTGACATCGTCGAATGCTAAGATTTGAGTATCAACATCGACACGTTGATAAACGAATTGTGATTGACTGGGGTCGAATGTTTTTCCGTCAATCTGAACCATCTTTTTGAAGTATGTCAAAGCTGTCAACATTAAAGATTTTCCCGAACCACCGTTCGGGTCGTCGTTGATTTCTTGGTCATTTAAAATAATTGCTTTTTGGTCGGTCTTGTCTTTGAATGAATGCATCAAATATCCGATTGTGTTTTCAAGCGATTTAAGACGCGTCACATCGTCGTTCGATACTTTCGACACAAGGTCTTGAAAATCATTTGTCAGGTCATTAGAATGAATGTAATCGCGCGTGATGATATGTTTCTGCCAAACGAATCCGTCAACTTCAATGTAGCTTAAAAAATCAATCTTCTTTTGTCCTATCTTGACCACACCGTTTTGATAATATAGATAACAAAACACCTTCGTATCTTGAAGCATTTTAAGTGCGATTGAATCCAACATATTCAAATACTTTTCACTAAATAGAATCGAAGACTTTGCGACATAGTTCCAAACCGACCATTCATGTTTGACACCTAAATGATTCAATACAAAATCTTTTATCTTTTCGACCGACGTTGTGTTCACAATATTTTGTTCATGTCGAACGAATAAAGGTGTGTCGCCACCTTCAGGATAATACTTATTGAATCCGTTTTCTTCCAAGAATGTTTTGAACTTGAAAGGATTGACCGTTACAATTTCAGCACCGCTTTTGTTCATTGTAGAATTCCAAAAGATTGAACTATTTTTTTTTACTTCTTCATTCACTTCTTCGATTGTTGCTTTGTCTATTCCTGGAAACGATTTGATAATTGCTTCGACTGAATCGCCTTTCTGAACTTTCTGTTTTATTCGTTTTACGGTTGTGCTATCTTCAAAGTATTTCGTTCCGAAAGGAATTCTTTTATAAGCTGAACGTGTCAATGCTTGAACATCGACTTCAGGCATTCTTGAACCGGTCACATTTTGAATGATGTATGTCAATGCGAAATCTTCGTCGATGCCATAAGAACAAAACGCACCCGCCAAAACATAGAGATTGTTATTCCAATT